ATTCTTTATTAATTCCTAATTCAGCTTGTAATTTATTTTTTCCCATCCCATAGAACAGGCCAAGATTTATAGTCTTGGCCTGCGTTCTTGGTATCTCTGCCATGTCGGCGACAATAGTATGGAAATCGGCATCTCCTTTCTGGTAGGCTTCCAATACGTCGTCCACTCCATAGAGATTCTGTAAAACTGCATAATGCACTACCAACCTCGGCTCTTGTTGAGAATAGTCAAATACACCCCATGTGTGGCCTTCCTCGGGTATAAATAAGGACCTGATTCGTGGTCCAAGTTCTTTGTTCCTTGCTGGTATCTGCTGTAAATTTGGATTAGAATAAGAAAATCTTCCGGTTACTGTCCCTCCATTATCTCCACGTAATTGATTAATTTCAGCATGAATTCTTCCCTTGTGGGAATGTTTAAGTATGGTATCAATGAATGTGGAATGGGCCTTGTTTATTTCACGAGCCCGGGCTATATGTTTCACTAGTGGGTGGGGGTGATTCTGTAAAAAGTTTTTAGTAAAGGAAGGAGCAGATGTTTTCTCAGTTCGGTCGTAGTCTAATTTTAGTTTATCAAAAACTTGTGCAATGGATCGTGCTGCCCATATCTGGGTATTTTTTCCTGTCTCTTTTTTTATTTCTTGTAATGATTGTTTTTCTTGTTCAACTAATTTGGTTTTCAATTTGTGCGCTGCTTCCACATCAACACGAACACCTTTAAATTTCATATCTACTAGACATGGAAACAATTCTGTTTCCATATTCATAATGGAATTTATATCTTGAAGATCAATTTCTTTTTTTAATTCTTGCCAAAGGTCTAAAGTAATACGTGCATCTTGTTCTGCATATGCGCCAACATAAATGGCAGGTAGTTTATACATTTCTGCCTTGGCGTCAACACCCCAATCTTTTGCAGCAGCATATAAATCTGTTTCTTTCTTTCCTTTTCCAGTGTATCTTTTAGCGCAGTTGTTTAAGTCATAGCGCATTTGATTTTCATCAACCAGGGCCGATGCAATCATCGTGTCTACTATTTTACCGCTGATACTTAAACCTAACGCGCGTATCCAACAAACGTCATACATGGCGTTGTGAAAAATTTTTGTGGCTGATGTATTTAATACATCTTGAAACCATTTTAAAACTTTTGCTCTATCCATATTACCACCACCTTCGTGGGCAATTGGGTAATAACCACACCAGTTTTTAACAGCTACAGCGATTCCTACAATTTCTCCTACTCCTACAACAGAACCAGAGCCTCTTCTTATATTTAAATTAGGGTCTTTAGTTTCTAAGTCTATTGAAATTTCATTATATTTAGATAGATCTGGAAATTCTTCTGGCGGTAACCATTCTGTTTGTGGTTTGAAAAGTGGTTGTTGTATCATGAGTAATCCCTTTCTAATATCATTTCTAAATAATGTATTGCTTTTCTCACATCCTCTTCTTTTCCTTTTATAGTATGTCTACAAATATATTTTATAGCGTTTCCCTCCGCGAACAAGAGTTTATTTTCATTTATAAATTCCGCTGGCTGAATTTTCATATTTCGGTAGTGTTTACCTCCGATCTGCTTGTCGAGTGATTCGTAAGTTATTCCTTTAAACATATCTTTATGGGTCATAATATAAATCCTTTGTTATATTGTTTGGGTTCTATGATGTGTAAGTTTTCTTTTGTTCGTGTTGCACCTACATAAAATAATCGGTTTTCGTCATCTGGATTTTTTTCATAAGTGTCTAGTGTTGTTTTAGTGAGATCGGTAAGTAATACTACGTTTTCTGATTCACCACCTTTAGCTGCATGTATTGTGGATAATTCTATTCTTGGTTTTTTATTTAACTGTTCCCCATTGGCTCGCATTTTTCTTAAATATTCTATGCGTCGTGATCCAGCATCATCAAATGCTTCAAACCAAACTTTTTTAGTTTTTAATCCGAAGTCTTTTGTTAATACATCAATTCCATAAAAGGATCCTTTCGTCATCCCATGCATCAATGTTTTATCTCTATGTTCAGAAGACATATAACCATAAATTTTTTCTATTTGTTTGTAATTTAAAAGTTGTCCCTGTCTTAAATGTTCCCAGTTTGTAGCAGCTTCTTGAATATCTTTTTCATAACTACGTTTATGCCGAGTTTCATAATATAAACCTTTACGATATAAAGTATCTTCTATTTCTTTTAGCATGTGTTTAGTTCTAGCTAATACCAACCATTCACCAGAAGACATATCTACTGAATCAATATCAAAATGTCGATGTAAACTTCCTTCATTAGTTTTAGGATGCCATGTTTTATCTATTCTATGTTTAATTCTATTTATAATTCCCATTGCCAATTGATGAACTTTAATAGGTATTCTGTGTGATTGTATTAAAGGAAGATTTATCATTTGATCTTGTAAAGCTATAAAAGAATCTACATCAGCGCCAGCCCATTTAAAAATAGCCTGATCATCATCCCCTGCAATAAAAGTATCTTCGCTCTTATTCCATATAGTTTTTGTCATATCCCATTGCATTAAGGACAAATCTTGTGCTTCATCAATAAAGATCACATCAAATTTGGGAGATAAATCTGACTTAATAAAATTTAAAATCATGTCATTAAAATCAATTAAGTTATATTCTTTTTTATATCTTTTTAATTCATTGTGAATAATGTGTAATTTATCTAATTCTAAATCTTGTGTGTGTTCTCTTCTGTTATACTGTTGTTCAGGTGTAATGTTTCTAAGTTGTGCTAATTGAATTATTTGTAAATACTCACTATCAGAAGTAAATATACCGTGATCTTCTTGATGTTCTGCATAAGAGACTGGAAATCCAAGTTTTTTTCCAAGGTCTTTATAATGTCTTGATTGCATAACTTGATCTTTTTTTAAACCTAGTTTTCTAAATGCTAATGAGTGTAGTGTTCTAAAATATGGAAGATCATCTTCGGTTAAATTAAATTTTTTAATTGCTTCATCTCGCGCATGGTATGCAGCTTTTTGTGTGAAAGCAAAGTAGCCAATTTTATCTGGATCAGTTTCTTTTAAATAACTATCTACCTTATTTAATAAGGTTGTAGTCTTTCCTGTACCTGGTGGTCCTAATACTATTGTTTTCATTTAATTTTTACATCTGAGTTTGTTTCTATCCAAACTCTTGCACCACAACTGAGTGGTTTATCAGGACTATAAATTACTTTACTAGGTCCTAACACTTCAACTTCATGTCCATAAGTATTAGATTTAGAAGTTTTAACTGTTATTACAGGTTCATTTAAATTATTTTTTTTATTACTTCTAATTTTGTGTTGGTTAACGTGTATTCTAGTTTTCAAAATACATCCTTTGGTTTTAATTCTTTTTGAACATAATCATCTTTTTTCTTATCAAATTGTTTTACTGTAAAAACAGAAATTCTTTCTTTTCCTACTCTTTTTTTATCGTCACAACTACAATGATCCTTTAACATTTGTGCTGTACGTTGATAATTTATTTCCCATCTTTGTCTTACTAAAAACTTACTATAGAACATACTAAAAACAAAATGATGGTAACCATCATGAGTCCACACTCCACCTTTTTTAAGATCATTTTTATCTGTGGATACTTGTCTATTTAAACAAAACTCTTCTAAATGATTTTGTAATTGATCTTCAGTTTTCATTCCTTGTGCTGGTTCCGTTACTTCTGCATTATTTAATAATTGATTTGTAATTATTATCCAATCTTTTTCTTTCAAAGTAGGTGGTCTAAATTTTAATTGAACCATACACGCTTCCTGAAATAAACTTTGCTGTCGTAGATATTTAACATTTTCTAAGTATAATCTTTCTCCATCTACATTTAGATAATAATATGGATCTTCTAGATCTATAACCTGTAGATCAGTTAAATTTGGAAACATAATATCTTGACCAATTCCAAATTTTCTTGTTCGACATAATGTTTTATCACACATACTACACATTGGTTCATCGTTACATTTATATCCCCAATCCTTTTTTTCATGTTGATTAGTGATTATTGAAACTTCTGAATCAGACAACGGTTTTTCCATTGCTTGAATGTTAAACATTGTAATTCTACTTTTCCATTCACTTGGCCATTTCTTTTTTGCATAAACACCATAATGAAAAAGAGTATTGTTTCTGCCTCCTTCTCCAATTTTATTTTGTGCTAACACTTCTATGCACGGAGGCCCGTCAGAAAATTCTGATTCGGGCCTCTGTACTTTTATGAAACCAATATCTAGTTGTTTTACGTTATTATAGATCTCATAAAATTCTTCTAAATCTGCTGCTGTGCCATCGTCTTTGAATGCGTATCTTGTTGTATCATCACCGTTAAAGTATGGTAAGTTCAGGAAATTTCCTGTATCGTCTTTTGATTTTAATTCTGTTTGTTTTGGAAATACTTCAGATCCACCATAACCTAATACAGCTTTTATCTGTGTAAGTTTATCCCTCATTGTTTTTGCTTCTACATAATCGTTTGCAAATAAAAATACATGGGCTCCGCCAGATTTAGATCTAAATACTACTAGTGGTAATTTTAATAATTTTATTTTTTGAATTAATTTTTTATGATCAAATCCTGCATAAGAATCTATGTCTATACAGCCCCATTTACACTTGTTATCATCATTTATTGGAATAATACCTAAACTATTTGTACCTTGTAAATGTTCTCTCCAATGATTCTCTGTGACCTGCTCTCTCTTTACAAAAGATTGTCCTTTTACTTTTTCTCCAACCCCATTGGATTGGTTAATCTTGGTGTACCCGTGAGCACGTTCTAATCCTGTAAATATTTCTTTAAACTTATTCATAATTTTTTAATGGGCGGATCCACTCTCGCTTCGCCGCCCACCTTCTAGAACTAGTACGGTGTACTAGAATTAATCTCTTCAGATCCGTGTTTAACTTTCACTAAACCTTTGCCATTTTTTTCAGCAAAGTTTTTAGCAATTTGATAAACACCTTTATCTGTAACCGGACCAACTTTAGATACATCCCATCCAAACCATGTTCCTTTGTCATTAGACATTTGAACAGTTTTTAGATTATAAATGTGGCTATATGTTGGCGGTGTAAATAAGCCGTTTTTCCCTTGTAGTTTCAATCCCATCATCAATGAGTTCCATTTTCGACTAACTTTTAATTGAGTAGCCTTCATAGATATCAATGCTGTAGATGGAGTTTTTCCTAAAAGAATCACGAAGTGATTAGCAGTATTTTCCAAATAATTACCATTTGGTAATCTATCTTTCCAAGATTTATCACGAGTAGTTGTACCCACGATATCACTATCTGCACTATGGATTGCCACAGGAGCATTTCCAGTTTGCCCTCTGTCCTGCCATTCGACATACTGTCTTTCATAATGGACGGGTATAACATTTATACCTTTTGCCCCATCATAAAGTTCTTTGGTCACACTGTTTACAATCATTCCAGGTTCTGCCCCACTAATAAACTTGGCGTCATGTTTATTAACTTCTGGAGATAATTGTCCTAGGACTTTCAAAAAAGGCAACGCAAGATCTTCCTGCGTCATATTCTGAGAGCCAGCATTTGCATCAGCTTCAAAAATATTTGTAGCTAATGCACCTGCATTTTCGAGTTTCGCGATTTGTGTTTCTTTGATCATGATTATTGATTCCTCGTTAGTTTGGTTCGGTTTCCTACGAACACGTTAAAAATATCCATGGGCATTTCAAGACTATTCTCGATACGCTCACGGACGAGTGCTTTGAGAGTCATGGGCTCAACCTTCAACTTTTGTGTCGGTTGATACCCTTGACCCTTTGCAAGGTTAGCATATTCTGCCGCCTTGTTATCTTCATTCCGTCCAAAGGAAACGGTAATATTATTTTTAATAATATCACCTAGGCCATTGGAACGAAGCCAATTATACGCCGCCTCTCTATTCTTTAAAGAGATGTTGGCTGCATAATACGGTTTAACATCTACGGAAGATCCATCCATCAGTTTGATTTGGGATAAACCCATTTCAGACATCATGGTTGGAATAATTTCTCCGGACAGATGTTCATAATCTTTTTTAGTTTTTTTAAGAGAGTCTTCCAAAGTTTCAATACTTTGGCCAATTCCCCGTAATTCTTTTACCTTGGTAGAAAGTTTATCAATATTTTCCGTTTTATCTAAAACTTCTTCTTGGTCTGTTTCAAAATTTATATCACTCATCTATTTCTCCTTTTTCATGTAAATTAATTTGAATAGGATAATATTTTCTTTCTTGCCTATCCCATTTGAGTAATTGATATTTTCCATTTGTCATGTCAGAAACAATAGAACCTGCAACTATTATTATTGCTGGATCCCCCGTCAATAATAAAAAATCTTTTTGCCGATAGTTTTGTAAACCTTTTCTTAATTTAAAAACTAAAGGACCTGGAGAAAAAATAATTTGAGAAAGTTCAGGAAGTAAAAATTTAAAAGTACCGTATTCGGCAGCGCCCATAATATTAATTTTAGGACGACCATCTTTGGTGCCTGCAATCTCTTGCGTTACGTAAACTATTGGTCCTTTATTATTTTCTTCTTTCATGTTGACAGAGATATAGTCTATCCTATATATTAAGTCAATAGAAAGAAGAAAATGAATTATAAATTTAAAACAAAGCCTTATCAGCATCAGCTGATTGCATTGGAAAAATCCTGGAACAGGGAAACGTATGCCTACTTCATGGAGATGGGAACCGGTAAAACTAAAGTTCTCATTGATAATGTAGCTATGCTCTATGATAAAGGGAAAATTGATGGCCTTTTAGTGATTGCTCCTAAAGGAGTGATAGGAACCTGGCATAAGCAAGAATTGCCCCTTCATCTTCCTCAACACATTGAAAATGTGTCTATACTATGGCAAGCTAATATTACAAAAGCTCAATCTAGAAAATTAGGAAATTTATTTAAAACAGGAGAAGATCTGCATATTCTTATTATGAATGTAGAGGCTTTTAGTACACACAAAGGATTAGAATTCGCTAAAAAATTTTTATTGTCTCATAAAACCTTAATTGCGGTAGATGAATCTACAACTATTAAAAATCCCAAAGCTCAGAGAACTAAAAATATTATTCAAATTGCAGATATGGCTAAATATCGTAGAATTTTAACGGGTGCGCCGGTTACTAAAAATCCCCTAGATTTATTTACCCAGTGCTATTTTTTAGACCCTTACCATCTGGATCATCAATCTTATTATTCCTTCAGAACTCGTTATGCTATTATGAAAACCGCTTATATTTCGGGTCGTTCCATTCAGCTTGTTTCAGGCTTTAAACATTTAGCTGAATTGGCAGAAAAGCTAAAACCTTTTTCCTATCGAGTTTTAAAAGAAGATTGTCTAGATTTACCTCCCAAAATTTATATGAAAAGAAATATTGAACTGAGTGCAGAACAGAAAAAAGTTTACAAGGAAATGAAAGAAAAAGCTTTGGCTAATCTTCATGGAAAACAAATTACTACTATGACGGTTTTAACTCAATTAATGAGACTTCAACAAATCACCTGTGGGCATTTTGTAGCGGATGATGGTACTACTCAACAAATAAAAAGTAATCGATTAAATGAATTAATGGATATTTTAGATGAAATAGAAGGTAAAGCCATTATTTGGGCTCACTGGCAGGCAGACATTAAAAATATTATTAAAGAAATTAAGAAGGTCCATGGTCCGGGTTCCGTGGTTGATTATTATGGGTTAACGCCACAAGACCAACGGGACAAGAATCGTGAAGCTTTTCAGAATGATTCTAAAGTACGTTATTTAGTTGGAACACCACAGACGGGAGGATACGGAATTACTTTAACCGCTGCTAATACTGTCATTTACTATTCTAACGGATATGACCTGGAGAAGCGATTACAGTCCGAGGACCGTGCACACCGAATCGGGCAACATAAGCCAGTGACCTATGTAGACATTATAGCGGAGAAAACAGTTGATGAAAAAATCGTCAAAGCTCTTCGCGATAAGATTAGTATCGCCTCCCAAATCTTGGGAGAAGAACTAAAAGCGTGGATATAATGGAAATTATAAATCTTAAAGCCATCCCCGTTGCCTATGAGACCAAC